CGAAGAGCGCGCCATTGACGAAGAGCTGCGTCAGCGCGCCGAGCGCCTCGTCGAGGCTCTCGCCGAGCAGCACGGGCGACGTCCATGTCACCTGCCAGAGCGCGACGCCGGCGTTCTGCGAGGCGTCGGAATATTCATTCGCCCCGCGCAAATTCTCCGGCTGAAAGACGCCCTCCAGCCCGAAGCGATGGCCGGCGACGGCGAGCGCCACAGCATTGGCGATGAGCAGCGCCGCCGTGTCGCGCCCCACCTTGTCGCCTTCCTGCATGGCGTCCTTGGCGACGACGACGGCGGCGAAATGCACGGGCAGCCGCAGCATGCCGCTGGAATGGCGCTCGACGCGGTCGAAGCCCATGCAGGCCACGCGGATCGCTGGCGCGAGCGTCGCGAACTTCTTGACCTCGCCGTCGTCGAATGTCCCGCCATGCGGCTCGATCGAGCGCAGGCCGGGGATCTTCGCGCGCAGCCGCGTGACGACGGCGGCGCGCAGATTGACGAGATCGCCGACGCCGCTCATTGCAGCACCGTGGTCAGGAAGCGCTCGGCCGTGCGGATCATCTCCTCCTCATTGGCCTTGGAAAGCCCGACATAGCGGCGCGCCGGAATGGTGACCTTGCCGGCGAAGACCTCCTTGCCGCCGATCTTGAAGACGAGCGCCTTGCCGTTCACGGGATAGATAGTCGCGCCGAGCTGATGCACGCGGGCTCCGATCCAGCCGGAGCCCCAGCGCGCCTCGGTCTCGCCGGCGATATAGTCGATGTGGCGCGCCAGATGCTCGCCCTTGACGAAGAGCGCGGCGCGGCCATCGATCGTCGGTTTCCAAGGCTTGCCTTCCGGCGTCGTCTTCTCGACCTCGAGGCGATGGCGCGTCTGCTCCTGGCCGCGTCGCGCCAGGCCTTCCATCAGCTCGTGCTTCTCCAGCGCTGCTGCGCGGTTGAGCCGCGTCAGCGCGGCGGACATGCCGTTCACATCCATGTGGAAGGAGACGCCGTCCATCAGCATGCTCCTTTCACATCGCCCTCAAACGATTGCGCGAGAACTCGCGGTCATTGGCGGCGACGATCGCCTCATTGGGCGACGGCACGGCGGCCGCTGGCGCGCCCGGCGGCGGGTTCTGCGGAATGTCGGCGAGCCCGCGCGCGACGTCGGAGAGGAATTTGCGCGCGGCCTCGACGGCGTCCTTGACGATGTCGTTGCGCGCGCCGGGCGTGTTGGACAGCTCGCCCATGGCGAGATCGCAGCAGAGATTGCGCAGCAGCGTCACGCCATCCGGCGCGGCGTCGATCGGCAGAGCGTAGCGCTTGGCGAAATAGCCGTTCATCACCGCGCTCGCGCTGTCGAGCGCGGCTTCTATGCGCAGCGGGTCGCGCGCCTGCGTCGCCCCGTCGAAGGCGGCGAGGTCCACCTGCTCCGCGCCCCACTTGCGCACGAGATCGGCTTCGGTGGCGTAGGACATGAGTTCTCCTTTGCAGGGGGCGCGGGTTTGGACCCCGCGCCCCCGCCGCGGTCTTGCTCTCGGGGGTTATGGTTGGGTGCGGGGGACGGACTCGAACCGCCGACCTCCTGGTTATGAGCCAGGCGAGCTGCCGCTGCTCTACCCCGCAAAACTCGTCAGGGGCGCGAGAGGCGCAGCTCCGGATCATTGGCGATCGCCTCTTGCTCCGCCTCCGTGAGCGTCGAGACGTCGACCAGGGTCGGCTCTGGCGTGAACTTTCGGCCGGCGCGCCAACGTCCGCCGGCCGGTCCGGTCACGGCGACGACGATGCCTCTCGGCTCGCCATCGACCGGCGGTTTCCCCTCTTTGTCGCCGTCGAGCGGCGTTTTGGATTTCTCGGCCATTCCGTCCTCCTCTTTCGATTTGCCGTGCTCAGTCGAGCCAGGGGACGTTGACGATCTCGACGAGCTTGTAGAGCGTGTTGCTGGTCGCATCGATGACCTGCGCCTCGATGAGCGCGCGGGCGGCGAAGTAGGTCGAAGGACCGCACGCCATCACCTGCGGCTTGACGCCCAGCAGACGCCCTTCGTTAGACTTGAGCTGCGTCATCGCCGTATAGGCGGCCTGGACATTGGTGCTGTTGATCGTCTGCCTGCTCGCATAGGCCAGCTGCCAGAAGCCGTAGCCGAAGCCCGCGCGCAGATCGACGCCATAGGTGTATTCATTGCGCATGAAGACTTGGTCGCTCGAGCGGGCGTCGACCTTCGAGACGAACTCGGGCTTCTTGCGCGTCTGCAGGATCAGCGGCTTGAGGCTGCGCGAGAGATCGAGCAGGAACCAGGCGGGGCCGGAGCCGCCGCCGAAATTCGAAACCGTGACCTCCTCTCCCGGCATCCCGACCGGATGATCCGTGTCGAAGAAATACTGGCCATCGAAGCATTTCGTCGCAAAGCCCGCATTGAGCAGGGCGAACAGCTCCTCGTCGTTGAAATAGCCGGCGGAGGAACCCATCGCCTCCATCAGCGGCCCGTAGACGTTCCACTGATCGTCCTCGATCGCCGGCCGCGGGACAGAGACCGTCGACTCGAAGGGCTTGTTCGAAATCTCGTAGCCGTCGGCGCGCAGGCTCTGGATCACACGATCGCCGATCCATTCGCGCAGCTTCGGAAATTGGCCGAGCCAGGCGTAGACATTCTTCGACGTCGAGGACGGCACCTCTGTTGCGAAGCGTCCCCACATGGGCGCGACGCCGCCGAGCGCTCGCTGGAAGTTGGCGCGATAGGCGGTATTGAGAAAATCGATATTGGCCTGATTGATGATCATGGCGCGCGCCCTCCCGGCGCAGAACGGTTGCGTTACGGGGTGACGATCCAGACGCCGTCGGCTTCGACCTGGAAGATGGAGCCCGCCGCCGAGCGGCCGGTAGCGGTCTTGGTGACCGTGGCGTCGTCGAGCACATAGGCCACGGCGCCCACATCGGCGGCGGCGAGCGCGTCGGCGCCGTTGTTCAGCCATTTGAAGACGCCCTTGCGCACCTTCACGGTCGCGACGCCGTCCGCCAGCGCGGTGGCGTCGACGGTCTCCTCGGCGCGGCCGACAACGACGAGGCCCGTCGCCGCATAGCCGGGACGCGCAAGGCCGGAGGCGAGCACCACGAGCGCGCCCTGAAAGATTTTCACGCCGCCTTTCACGCCGAAGACGCGAAAAACGCCTTCCTCCTGTCGCGTGACGCGGGGTCCGGTGAGAGCCATGACGAACTCCTCTTTTGCGAGCGGCCGATCAGGCCGTCACGGGCACGGGGCCCAGGGCCTTGGAGGCGAGATATTCGGCCTCGGTGATGTTGGTCATGGCGAGCAACGCCCGCTCCTCGGCGTTGAGCGCCGTCTGCGTTCCGCCCGCAGGGTCCTTCTTGCTGGGGTCCGATGACGTGAACATGGACGGCGCGGAGGCGGCGAAGGTCTTGAAACGCTCGAGTCCGCCCTCGGCGCGGCAGCTCGCGAGGTGATAGTCCTTCGAGGCCGGCGCGACCTTGCCGGCGGCGACGGCCTCGTCGACCAGGCGCACGATCTCGGCTTCACGCGCGGCCTGCGCGGCTTGCGCGATCGACTGCTCGGCGTTCTGAGCGCGCGCTGCCACGGCGTCATAGTCGGCGCGCGGCACGTAGCGCGAGAGATCGGCGGAGTTCGTCGCCGATGTCGCGTTCATGCGGTCGATCGCGGCGAGAACCTCCGCGAGCGACGCATTCTCGGCGAGGCCGAGCTTCTTCAGCAGTTCCTTGTCCATCGAGGAGTCCTTCTGTCTGGAGTTGAGCGCGACCATCCCGAGGTTCGGGCGGTTCACGAGGCCCGCCCCGGCGAGCGAGACGATCACGCCGCTGGCGCGGTCGAAGAGGAAGGTCGGAGAGAGGAAGCGATATTCACGCGTCTCGATCGCGGCTTTCGCCTTGTCGGTCCAGGAGACACGGCCCCAGGTCTCGCCGTCGCGGGTCTCGATGGCCTCGATCCATCCGGCGGCGGGCGCCGGATGGCCCTGCGGCGCGAGGCGATCCTGGCCATGTTCCCAGTCGATCGCGAGCGGACCGCCATGGGCGTTGAACGCGGAGACGAGCGCGCCGACGTCGGGGAGCCGCCATTTGCGGCCATCCCGGCCTATGATGTCCGGGCCCTTGGGCAGCAGCTGAACCCACTCCGGCGCGCCGCCTTCGGAGGCGAGCGCCAGAGCCTCGCCCTCGAGGGCGAGAGAGGCGTCATCACAGAGCGCGATGGAAAGGCTTGCGTCGGGGCTGATCATGCGGGCACTATGCCCTGCGCCGCTCTGCTGGCAGCCGGAGACAGTTGTCTCCCTTGCGCCCCGATCTCCCCTTCGAATGATAATTGTATCGGCGCCGCCCGCGAGATGCGGGCGTTGAAAGGCTATTTTAAGCCGTGGGCGCGTTATTCCGATTTGCAGGGACGATGGCGGCCGATAGGGGCTCGGGGCGCTCCACGGGCCGTTTCTGCGGCTCGCCTATTCCTCGCTCTCGAGCCCGTCGAGATAGACCGCGGCGCCGTCCCGCTCCACGCGCATCGTCAGGCGTCGCCACAGCCCGCCGATCTTCGCCTCGACGCTCCGCGCCAGCGCCTTGCCGCGATCGAGGATCGTCTGCGCCAGCCCATAGGCCTCCGGCGTCGCGCCGATGCGCGCTGCGTCACGCACGGAGAGGCGCAGCGTGTGCGAGCCGGCGCCGGCGGCCTGCGCCTTATCGGCGGGGATCGAGGCGAATGGCAGCGATATGTCGCCGCGCGCGATCATGTCGGGATCGGTCGATGTCGGATCGAAATTCACGCCGCTGCTGGCGATGTGCCGAAACAGCGAAGAGCCGGCGAGATCGGCCGATGCGATGCGCCGCGTCGTCTCGTCCATCGCGTCCAGCTTGCCGGCGATGAAATCGGCCGCATTGCGCATGCGGAACTTGCCGGGGTTGTTGTTCCAGCCGGGGTCGATCCCGTTCGGCACGCGCGTGACCTCGCCCGTGCGCTTGTTGACGAAGACGGAAAAGCCGAAATCCTCCGGCCGATCGCCGAAGCGCGGACGGCCCTTCGCCTCCTCTTCGGAGAGCTGTCGCACGCGGCACTGGCAGAGCCAGCCATTGGGCGGATAGTGATCGTCCCACCAGATATCTTCGACCTCGAGGATGGTCCCCACCCAGGTGAGATGCTCCTCGCGCTTATGCAGCGCGGTCGAGATCAGATATTCGAGATAGGGCAGCACGCGGCGCGTGCGCCACGTGCGCTCCCATTCGCCGGCGGCATAGGCCGTATTCACATTTGCCCAATAGATCGTCTGTAGCCGGCGGACCGAGCCGAGCTGCACTTCGACGGGCTTGCCGGTGAGCGGGTCGAGCTGCTGCGCGTTGCCCCACCAGCCCTTGGCCTTCAACAGCGGTTCGAGGCCCTTTTTAAAATCGTCGAAATCCTGGCGGCCCTCGATCGCCTTCTGCAGCGCGCCATGGATATCGGCGAGGACGTCATAGCCGGCGCTCTTCGCCACGGTGAAGGCGTGCGCATGCTCGTCGAGCATGACGTCTTGCCAATGGAAGGACGGCTTCAGCGCCTTCTGGTCGAAGTAGCGAGTGACCTCGTTCGGCGGCTTCTTGAACGCCTCGGGCGCGAATGGGTCAGCGTCCGCCATTGGCGTTCCCCAGGCCGCGCGCCTTCATCTGCGCAATGGCGAGGCGATGAGCCAGCGCATCCGTGTCGAGATCGCCGGCGAGCTCGGCGAGGCGCTGCTTGAACTCCTCGAAGCTGGAGGAGGCCTCGGCCGCCTCGAGGATGGAGGCGACGATCGGCTCCATCTGCGGCTCCCAATCGGCGGCCTCCTCGGCGCCGATCGCGTCGACCTGGTCGACGCCGTCGCCGGCGGCGTTGAGCGCGACCTCCTCGGCCGTGAAGCTCTTGCCGCAGCCGCAAGGGCATTTGTAGAGCGCCGGCCGCTGGCTGTTCACCGCCTCGCGCAGCGCCTGCTTGGTGACCGGATCGGCCTTCTTCTCCGGCGCGGCCGTCTTCGGGGCTTCCAACAGCTCGTCGTCCTTATCAGGCTCCGACAGGCCGAGCTTGTCACGCACCTCGGCCTGTTTGACCTTGAGGCCGAGAGGCACCAGCGTGCCGAGCGCCGTCGAGAGGACGGCTATGTCCTCCGGCTCGGCGATCGGGAACTTCACCCAGGGCGTCTTGGCGTTGTCGCCGAAATTCACCTGGACGAAGGGCGCGATCAAATGGCGGTTGAGCGTGACGGCGAGCTGTCGCGCGTCTGCCTTCAGCAGGTCCAGCCGCACCTGATTGTGGACCTTGGCCTGGGCGAGCGAGCCGCCATTCTCGACCGTCATCGTCTGGCCGAGGATCATCTTCGACATTTGCTCGTCGAGGAATCGGGCGAGCCCTTCGAAAGGTGTCGTGCCGCTGCTGCTGCCCTTCGCTTGCAGGAACTCGATCATCATGGATTCGGGAATGATCGCCGCCGCGTCTGACGCGATGCTCATCACCGCCTGCAGCAGCTTGCGGCGCTCATCGCCCGTCGCGCTCGGATGATATTTTCCGACGCGGATCGGCATGCCGTAGACGTCGAGGAATGACGCCCAATCTTTCAGGCTGAAAGACTTGAACAAGAAGGCCCAGGCGGCGAAGCGTGCGAAACCGCCGCGGATCGGAATGCCGCTCTTCTGGCGCGGCTTATGGACGATGTATTTGAACGGTTGCAGCTCGAGGCCGTCGATCGTGCCCAGCTCCTGCAGCCGCACCTCGCTGCGCGAGATATGGTCGAAGGTGAAATATTTCTGATCGCGCCAGAGATAGGCGAATGGCCACCACTTCCCGTCGCGCTCGGTCCAGAGGATTTCGACGACGGAATAGCCCTTGCCGAGGCCGTCCATCAGATCCTCGACCAGGTCGGGGAGCGTCGGCTCGTCGAGCAGCTCCTCGACGCCCTCGACGATCTTCTTGTCGACGCCTTGCGCCTTCTCCTCGTCGATCGCCAGCTCGATGGAGGAGAGCGCGCGCTTTCTGGTGCCGAGCACGGAGAAATAATGCGCGTCCCGCTCCTCCATCTCCTCGGCGAGTTCGAGATAGAGCCGATGATCGCCGCGCACGGCGCCGCGCAGGATCGTCGCCAGCCGCTCCGGCGTGAGGCCGGAGGCGATGGATTGATCCCATAGCGTGCGCACGCCGATCAACTCCGGCCGCGCCTCCTCCTCCGAGAGCTTGCGCCGCTCGGAGGGCGCGAGCGAATGACGGATCGGCTCGCCATCCGGCCCGAGCAGGCGCGTCGGGCCATGCATGCCGATGCGATCCTGCTCCGCCTCCAGCGCCTGGCGCGCGGTGAAATCGTCGACCATCAATAGAGCCCTTCCTGCGGGAGCTTCATGTCCGCGGCGTCGGCGGTATCCTCGCCGCGGTTCGACTCGCGTAGCGTGCGGGCGCTCTCATAGTCGTAGAGCGCGACCAGCGCCCGCGTCGCCGCATAGGCGAGCATCAGCGCGACGGCCGCGTCTCCGTGGCGGTTCTTCTGCTCGCCGGATTTGAGCGCGGGAATGAAGGGCACGCCGCCTTTCGTCTTCACCAGCCGCAGATCCGAGTGGATCTCCGAATCCGCCGGAATCTCGATCGCGTCATCCTCGAAGGCGGTTTTCACGGGCTGGGCGTTGTCGCGATACCAGGGAATGTTGAGCGCGACCGCCTCGGTGCGCTCCAGCCCATATTGCTGGACCGCGTATTCCGCGATCGACATGCCGAGGCCGGTCGCGTCGTGCTTGGAGGCCGAAAAACGCGGCAGGCGGTCGCAGATATATTTGAGCACCTGCTTTTGCTGATCGAACGGAATGCGCCGCATCTCGACGACGAAGGGCGTGATGCGCCGCGTGGTGCGCGAGATGGCGAGCGGCCAGAGCACGGAGAGATCGCGCACGCGCCCATAGTCGCCGCCGAGGAAATGGCCGAGGTGCGAGTCGAGCGTGCGGAGGATCGGCAGCAGCTCGCGCTCGCACCAGTCGTTTATGTCGGCCTCGCGCAGATGCGCCGGCCAATAGGTGAAGCTCTCGGGCCGCTCGAGGCGCAGCACGGGAATGCCCTGGCGCGAGCGCGCTTCGATCAGCGGAGCCAGTAACCAAGCGCCGCCGCCCTCGGAGGGAATGCAGAACAGCTCCTCGTCGGCCGCCTCGCCGTAGAAGGCGACAATGTCGGAGCGCCACTTCGCCTCTTTCTCGACGCTCCACTCCTCGCCCTTGACGAGGCAGACGCGCTCATAAAGGCCTTGCTTCAGTGCGTCGTCGAAGTCGATGCGCAAAAGCGCATAGGGCTTGCGGCCGCCGCGAATGTCGAGGATCAGCCGATTATAGGGATTGTCCGTGCCGTTGTGGGTCGAGATGATCAGGACCTTGCCGCCCCAGATCAGCAGAGCGAGCGCCGCCTGCAGCACGGCGTCGAGATCGTCGTGGAAGGCCGCCTCGTCGATGATCACATAGCCCTGACGGCCGCGCAGCGAACGCGGGCGGGAGGCGAGCGCGACGATCTCGAATCCGGAGGCGAAACGGATTCGGAACGCCTGGATGAATTTGTCCGGCTCGCTCTCGAACAGGAAGTCCTCGACGCCGGCGACGGTGACCGCCTTGACGAAGGAGCGCGCCCACATGGCGCAAGTGTCGATGAACTCGCGCGCCATATCGAGATTGTAGCCGATATAGAGCGTATCCATGCCGCCGGCCGACTTCTCGGCGGCGGACGTTAGCACGGCGTCCGCGCCGGCCGCCCAGGTCACCCCCGTGCGGCGGCTCTTCTCGACGACGGTGACGGCGTTTGTCGCCGTGGTGGCGAGCAGCTGCGACTGATAGGGGAGGAGCACAGCCGGCATGCCGCCGGCTGTCTCCAGCTTCTCGGGTGCCAGCGCCAGGCTGTCCAGGCGATGGCGCTTCCACTCCGCCTCGGTGATGAGGCGGGCGGACTGGATTTCTTCATAGGACGGGAGCACGGTCATTCCGCGGCCTCATCGAACTTGGTGGCCTCGTCGCCCCAATTGCTCCAGCCGGGCCGCGTCTGCCGCGAGAAGAGATCGAGCTTGCGCACGCCGGGAAACATGCGCTCGCACTTCTGGTAGATTTCCTCGGGCTTGCGCGAGTGCTCGCGCAGCGGCGCCTCGATCAGATTGCGTTCACTGTGCGAGACGATCTTCGGCTCGCCGATGGCGCCCCAGAGATAGGCCTCCGCCGCCGAGCGCTCCCAATAGCCGAGACCGAACGCCCATTTCGCGCCCGTGGCGCTGCGCTTGCCCCAGACGCCGTAGGATTTGTAGGCGAAGCCCCAATGCAGCATGAGATCGAGCTGCATGGGCAGCAACGGCCCTGTCGTCCAGAGGCACATTGCGCAATTGGGCGCCGCGAGCCTCCAGACCGGGAGCGCGTAGAGCTGCTCGCGGGTCATGGTGCGATAGTGGCGGCTCGCGCTCTTGGCCTGCCCCTTGTCGCTGCGCGTGGCGTAGCTCCACGCCGGATCGGCGAGGATCAGCCCGAAGCTCGACGGCTCCAGATTGCCGAAGGGCCAGTCCTCGCTCACGCCTCCCTCCGCACGCCGAGGATCTCTGCGCGCAGCGTGGCGACGGTCTCCTCGGTGAGGCCCTTGGCCTTGCCGACCTTGGCGACGGCCTCGCTGGCCTTCTTCTCGAAATCGGCGACGAGCTTCGTGCGCCGCTCGGCCGAGAGCTTCTGGCCCTGGATGGTGGCGAGATAAGCGCGCGCCATCTCCATGCTGTTCTTCGGCGTCAGCGCGCCGGGCTCGTCGTCGAGCAGCTCGGCGATCAGCATCTTGATCAGCTCGCCGAGCACGATATTCGACTCGTCGACGCGGTCCGGCGTGAACTGCGGGGCGATCCCCTCGAACAATGCACGTCCCTCGGCGATCCTGCGCGCGGCGTTCGCGAGGCGCATCGAGCGGCGATTGAAGGCGCTTTTGGAGATGAGCTCCAAGCCCTTGTCCGCGAGCCGGCCGTTGAGGTCGGACAAAATCTCCGCCTGCGTCCGCTGGCGCCTGTTCAGCTCGGCCATCGCCCAGGCGATATCTTCCTGCGCTTCTTCGGGCAGCGTGTCGATCGAGGAGAGACGGCCGCGTCCCGTCGCCATGTCAGTGCGCCGGCCGAGCGACGCCGCTGATGACGATCCGGCCGCTCAAATGGTCCAGCCCCTTCTGCGTGAGCATGGCGATCAGCACGGAGGCATGTTCCTGGAGCGCGACCGCGCCCATTTCGGCGAGCCAGCGCAACTCGTCGTTCACCCACTCTCTCGGCTTGTTGATCGCGGACCGCAGCTCGAGGTCCTCCCGCAGCTGGACGCTATTCCAGCGCTGATCCGGCTGTTCGGATATTCCGCGCAGAATGGCGAGGCGCGCATACTGGCGCTGGACTTCGATCGCGCTCATCTCGCCGCCGCCTCCGCCTGGATCGCGCGATCCTCCGCCCGCTCATACTGAGAGACGAGCGTGTCCAGCTTGTAGAGGACCGAGTCGAATTTCGCATCGAGCTTGGTGATTTGCGTGTGCAACTGGTGGAACTCATCCTTCGTCGGCAGATGTTCCACCTCCACTTCGATCTTGCCGAGCCGAACCTCGACGCCGTCGACGCGCTCGAACAGGCGTCGGAGATCGGATTGCGCGCCGTGGACGTCACGCTCGACGCCTTCGAGCGCCTTGTCGCTCTTCTTCGAGAACGCCGCCCAGACCCCGAGAGAGATCGCCGTCGCCGTCCCCGCCCATTGCGCCGCCGTGCCCCAATCCATCACCAGAACCTTCCTTCAAAGAGATATGAGGCCAGCACGATCAGCGCCGGCGACGCGCCGATGACGACGGCGACGACGACGCCGATCGCATCGCGGGTCTCCGGCTTCATCGCTTGCCCCCGCAGGCGTCGCGCCAATTTTGATTGTTCGCGGCGACGGCGCGCACGAAGCGAGAGAAATCGACGCAGATCGGATCGGCCGATGTCTCGCCATGCGGGCATGTCTGCTTGATCCAGGCTTTCAGCGCCGGCGACGCCGGGGCCTCGACGATCCTGTCGCAGGTCTCGTCGATATAGACGGGACCGCCCATGGCGAGCGCTTCAGAGCTTATCGACAGCGTCGCCAAAATCGCCAGCGTCAGTCGCACGTCGCACCTCCTCGGCCTTGCGCGCGTCGGCCAGCTGCTTGCGCGCGGCCTCGGCGTTCTGCTTCTCCTCGGCCGCGCGCTGCGCGTCCGCTCCTCCACGCCTCACCGCGCCGATCACGGCGAGGCCGAGGCTGACGGCCACGATCGCCCCAGCGGCGATCGCGGCCCAGGCGTAGGGCGACAAGGCCCTACGCCGCCTTTGTGGAGCCGATCGCCTTGGAGGCTTTGATGCGCCCCCAAATGGCGACGAGGCCGCCGAGGAGCGATCCCGCGCCGGCGACGAGGCCGCCGATCTGCGTGACGCCGTCGACGAGCGCGGCCTGATCGGCCGGCGTCACCGCATAGCCAGCGAGCTGTGCTGCGCCGGCGACGGCGGCGACGGCGCCGCCCAAAATGCCGCGCGAGAGATACCAGGGCTTTGTTTCATCCATGACGCTTTGCTCCATCACTGCCAGTAGGCCCGGCGCGGGTTGCTTCGCGACCGGGTATTCACGTTTCAAGTCCTGCAATAGGCCGATCCCGTAGTAGATGATCACGGCGAGCAGGATGAGGATTCCCAGCGCGATGATGCGCCGGTCCGGATGCGGGACGGCGAGGTGAAACAGCCACGCCGCGAACAGGCCGACGACGATCGTGCGAAATAGGACCGCGATGAGCTGCCCCATGGTCAGGACTCCTTCGCGCCGGAGACCGCGGCCGTCTTCACGCCCGCGGCGCTCGCCGTGGGGATTGCGACGCCCATCGGCCAGCGGAAGGCGACGATCTGCGCGCGCGGAATGCCTTCAATGCAGACGCGATCGTTCTGATTGCCGCCGAGCGCATAGACGGTCTTGGCGTCGAAGCCGGCGATGAAGAAGACATGGCCGCCGCCCGTGCGCTTCTTGACGCCGATCGCGCCGACGAGCGGCTTTTTCAGCGCCTGGCCGTATTTGGCGTAGTCCAGCGCCCAAAGCGTGCCGCTGTTGGGCAGGCCGGCCTCATGCAGCACGGCGCCGACGAAAGCCGCGCACCAGGGCGTGCGGTGATCGTTCTTCACCTCGCCGTGGCCGGACTCCAGGAAGAACTTCAAGACGGTCGGATTGGCTTTGAGGTCCGTTCCCTCGTGGACGCCCATGTAGGAATGGGCGATCTTCATCCAGGGAAGATCGGTCGCGGTCATTGTCGCCCCCTCGTTCGGAATGATCCGAAGCTAGGGCCCGCGCCGTCCCGAAATGCCGGAGACAGCTGTCTCCGAGGGAGAGATTCCGTTCGCCGGACTATGACGCGCGGCGCGCGTCAGAACAAGCGGCCCTGGCGCTTGTCGCCTTCGTCGCGCATGCGGGCGCGATGTCGCTGCACCGTGCGCATGTGGATGCCGAGCTCGCGCGCCACTTCCTCGCGCGTCTTGCCGGCCTCTGTCAGCTCGACGCAGCGGCGGCGCGCGCGGGCGTAGAAGTTCTTGGGGCCGAGCGGCACCAGCAGATAGATGCCGCCGTCCGCCGTGGAGCGGAAATGCGCGCAGAGCTTGTCCGCCGCCTCGCGGCCGACGAGACGCGGCAACCAATGCGCGTCGCCGGCCCGCGCCGGAAAATGCACGCGCGTGCCGCCCTTCTCATGCGCGATGGCGAGCGCCGCCGGCAGGCCTGCGACGTCCGCGATCTCCCGCAATATGCCGTGGAGATAGTGATAGTCGTTCACGGACGCTGCTCCAGCAGAAACGGCTTATCGGATTTCGCGATCATCGTGACGCAGACGCCGTTCTCGACGACAAAAATCATGCCGTCCATCTTCACTGTGTAGCGGCTCTGCCCGAGCGCCAGGGCCGCGGCCGAGGCGTCGGTCAGCGCGGCCTGCATCTGCTTGCGCAGCGTCTCCAGGTCGAAGCCGCCGGCGCGCGAGAGAAAGCGCAAGAGCGCATGGTCGGAAACGCCGATCGTCATTGCTCCATCCTCTGCTTGATGATCCGCTGATCCTTGTCCAGCCAGCGCAGCAGCTCGACGATGCGCTTCTGCCGCGCCTCGTGGACGGCGCCGTGCTGCATTTTGGAATAGGGCTTGAAGCCGAACTTGCCCTGGCCGATCTCCAGCATGCGCTCGGCCTCCTCCAGCGCGGCGCGGATCGACGGACGGCGGTCTTGCGGTCGCTCGCTCATTGGTCCTCGCTCCTCGCCATTCTCTCGGCGGCGCGCGCCAGGCGCTGCGCCGTCGCTGCGTAGCGTCGCCAGCGACGCTCGGCATGGGCGCTGCGCCGCGCGGCCTGCTTGGCCTCCTCGAAGAGGCGGCGATAGGTCTCGCCGCCGCCCAGCGTCAGCAGATGATCGCGCGCCGCGCGGCAGGCGGAGACTGATTGCGCCGCCAGCACGAGGCGCTCCTCGTTCTCGCGCGCCGCCGCCTCGGCCGCGATGCGCGCCTTCGCCTCGGCGATCTGCCGCGGCGTCGCATAGCGCGCCAGGCGCTTCAGCTCCGTGCGCGAGCAGTCGTCGAGGGAGAGCATGTCAATTCTCCGCCGGCGCGCGCGCCGCGAGTTCCATGAAATAGTCCGCCGCGGCGAAGGCTGTGCGCCGCCATGCGGAACGGCATTCGGGCTCCATCGCCTCGAGCGCTTCGCTCGCATCCGGCATTGGCCGAACGAGGCCGTAATTGGCCTCGCAGAGCCTGACAGCCAATTCCTCCGTATCGATTTCGATGAGCTTCTTCATCACCGCCTCCACATGGCTTCGAAAGCCGTTTGAAACGCGCTTATCGCCCGCTCGCAGTCGATCGCGATCAGGTCATTGTCCTGGCGGCGCAGGCCGCCATGGGTGAAATTGCCGGCGCCCGTGCGCAGCAGGCGGCCGTCGATCGAATAGGCCTTCAGATGCATGAAGGGCGCGGGGCTCGGCTTGTAGCGCACCTCGACGTTGCGCTCGGCCGCGAGCTGGTCGATCGCCTCGGCGAGCCGGCGCGGCTGGTGCGCGTCGCGCCCGTCGCGATAGACGCGCACCACAACGCCGCGCTGCGCCGCCCGCGTGAGCGCGTCGATGACCGGCGTCGAGGTGAGCACATAGGCGGCGAAGTCGATGCGCTCGCGTGCGCCGTCGATCAGCCGCACGTCGATCGCCTCGAGATCGTCACCCGGCGCGAAGCCCTGCTCGAGCACATGGCAGGACTCGCCGGCGGCTGCCGGCTGGACGTTAATTTTCGCGGCCACGAATGAGGCCGAGAAAATTAACGCGAGGGGGAGAACGAGAATGGGTCTCATGCCCGTCGGGTCCTCTCAAACGCATCTTTCAGCGAGTCGAAGATCGCGTGCGGAGCAATCATCGCCAGGAGGCCACAACTGATCAGCAGCACGCTGAAAACGAGACGGTCGAGCACCGCCATCAGGATGCCGAGGACCGCGTTCTCGAGCATTTCGAGGATTTGCTCCCGCGTCATTGGCGCATCTCGAAAGAGCCGTCCGGACGGCGGGCGAAGTCGATCGCTCCCGCGACGGGCGGGCGGCGGGCGAAGATCGGCGCCAGCGTGCGGCCGACGCCATAGCGGCGCGCGACGTCGCCCAGCCACTCGCCGATGCGGATGGAGCCGCCCTGCATGAGGCTGCGCGGCAGCTGCGGCGCCGGGGCGACGATTGCCGGCGCGGCGGTCCGCTCCGGCGGCTGGGCGAGCGCATAGCCGACGCCGCGCTCGGTGATGATGGTGGCGCGGGCGCCGAGCTTCTTGCGCAGCGCGCCCACGATCGCCGAGAGGCGATCCGTCTTCGGCCGAGGCCGGCCGGCATAGACGGCGGCGAGCAGCTGCTCGCGCGTCGCCGCTCGCGGCGCGGCCGCGACGAGCCGCTCCATCAATCGCCCCTCGCTGCGCGTGAGGCCGAGGCTTTTGAAATCGGTTTCAATAGACATGTCACTCCTCCTTTTATTCGGCTGTATGCCGCCCCAGTCTCGTCGGCACGCCGCGCGGCATCTGCCGGACGCGAAGCTGGTCCGGCAATTCCGCAGGATCGGCGCCGACACGGTCGTTGAGATCATGAAGCCTTGCGAGAAGGCTTCCGAGTTGCTTCACGAAAATTGCGACGCCATTGCTTCGCCCCATTGAATGAGATCGAGCGCCCATTCGGGAAGTGTGATTGGTCCAGCCGATTCCGCTGTTCTCCCCCATCACAGCAGCCCTTTCATCTTTAGGGCCTTCCGATCATTGGCGAACGTCGACGGCGTGATGCAGAGGAGATCGACGATCTCCGCGCGATTGCGCCCCTCCCGCAACAGCTCGGCGATTCTACTTTGCCGAGCGGAGACGGACTCGTGTTTGGGTGGTTCCGGAATCGGCGCCGCTGCTTCGACTGCAGTATCCAGCGGCTCCTTTTCCGTCGCTGCCGGCGCGTCGCTCGGCCAAACGCCCTCGCTGGCGCAATAGAGGCGGCGCACGAAATCGTCGAGCTCGGCCTCGCTGTCCAAGCTTCCGGCGACGTCCATGCCGTCGAGCCTCATTGTGATCGCATGCCCGCCCATCACGCCGCCTCCCGCATCTTGTCGCCGATCTGCTTGCGCAGCCGCTGGCCGAGCCAGTGCATCAGCCGGTCGTAATCCTCCGGCTCATAATGGCCGAAAGCGGCGGCCAAACCGCGCTGCTTGCCATAGGCCTCGAAGTCGCTCGGCCATGCGCCCTCGAATCCGCTTTCGCGTACGAAGGGCACGAAGGCGCCCGTCTCGACGCAGCGCTCGGCGATGGCCCGCAGGAGCGCCCGCTTGCGGGCGATCACATCCTCGCCGCGATCCGCCGGCCAGTCGACGCCGCCGGCGCGCGCCATCCATTTCTTGAGGCCCTCGATCGCCTTGCGGGCGTCGGCGGGGTCGTTGAGGAAGCGCGTATGGGCGAGGCCGGTCTGCCGCTCGACGAAGGAAAGCAGCGCGGCGTCGTCGCGGCTGCGGGCGAGGCCGAGATTATAGGCGCCGATCCACAGCGCGCGCAGGATCGGCGCATATTTGCCGGACGCCGTCTCCGCCGGCCGGCGGCCGGACTGCTGCCCGGCGAGGCCTTTCAGCAGATCGATGAGGCGGATCGCCTCCCGCTCCGTAAGGTGCCGCGACGAGCTGCGCCCGCCGAATTCGCGCGCGATGAGCGCGCGATAGTCCTCGTCGGAAAAGGTGGAGATGGTCTTGCGGATCGCATGGATCGCGCGGGTTTGCGAGGCTGTGGTCATGATGCGCGAGCCCTGTCTTTCTGAGATTGGTCCATCGCGTCTTGAAGGAGGGAATCGCCCCAGGCCACTCGCGCCGTCTCGAGGAAATCCGGCAGCGCCATCGGGCCGCCGAGACGTGCGGGACTGGTCGCCAGCACCGCTGCGAACTCGAGGTATGCGCACGCGAGCAGAGTGAGGAATGCGCAGCTATTTTCGCCGCGCATGGCCTTGAAGCCGGAAAGGAGATCGGCCAGCCTTTCGTCCACTTCTTCGGCATGGCTCTCGACGAGCGCATTTACCGCCGGCGAGAGGAGCCGTTCGAGCACATCCGGGTCATGCCAGACGCCATTCTCGCGCTCCTCGAGATATTGGGCTGCGAGGCGCAGCTCGTCGGCGTCGTTTATACGGCCTATCTGGCCGAGATAGCTCGAGATGCGTCGCAGCTCGGCGGCGTAGTCTTTCGCAATGGTACTCATAGACGCCCCCGTTCGATATGAGCGGCGGCGACCTCGTAGAGCCGCTCCGCGATGATGGTGAGGCCGCGCCACGGCGCCAGGAAGGCGGCGCTGAGGACGATTCCCGCGGTCCCGGTGAGATCGAGCGCGAAGGCGACCGGCACGAGCGCCACGCCGAGCGCGAGATGAGGGAGCTTTTTCGCGGTCGCGATCATGAGCGCGCTTCCTCTTCGAGAAGGTGCTGCTCTTCGGAGGTGACGGTGAAGCCGACGCCCAGCTCGTCGAGCGGCCCATAGCCTTCGACGCGGTCGCCTTCCTCGACGATCCCGCGGGCATGGAGCCACGCGAGATTCTCGACGTGCTCCTCTACCGTGTCATAGTTCGTGATCGCGGCCGCGAATTCGGCCATGAACTCCGGAGTGAATTTCGTCTCGTCGACGGTGACACGCACGACGATCACCACTTCGACCTCTCGCGTGATCATGCCGCCGCTCCCTCGTCTTCGGCCGGCTCGAGGTTATCGAGGGCCGCGCTATAGAGATTGCCGTCGTCGTCGCGAATGCTCGCTCTGGAGCCGCGAATTGCTTTGATCGTCGCCTCGAACTCGGCGACGCCCGCGCCGACCACACGCACGCGCTGCTCGGGCTCGAAGCGCGGCTTCGCCGGCGCGTCCTCGTCTTCGAGCATTGCGCAAACATGTCCGATAGTGCTCATTGTCGTCACCTCACGCATTGGCCAGATCGATGGTGATGGAGCGCCACGGGCCGTCCGGCTCGTCGCGCTCGGCGAAGCGCACATAGGTGCGCGAGCCGATGATGCGCATGCTGTCGCGCACCGCTTTCATGCCGCGCTGCCAACGCTCGTCCTCGATCTCGACGCGCAGCAGCATGAAGATTTCGCTGCGGTTGATCTTGCCCTGCTGGTCCACCTGGAAGGCGCGCGTCACCAGGGCGCGGATCTCCGAGCGAGACTCGGAGGCCCAATCGGTCAGGCATTCGTCGACGAGCCTCTTAGCCGCCTGCAGCTCGGGCCCGAAGTCGATCTGATCCTGCACCTGCACCTGCACCTTCTGAAGGCCGTCGAAGCTGGTGAGCGTGAGATTGCCCTTCTGCCCGCCGAGCGGCGCGCCATATTCCTGCGCGACGAGCGCCTGCAGGCTGCCGATGTCGTCGAAAGTGTGGCCCTTGAAGCGGGCGATCTGCGCGGAGAGATCACGGGCGTGGTCCATGATCTTGCGGACCTCGCCGTCGACGAGGAGGTCCATTGGCTTGATGGATTCGACGGGCACGAAGGCGCCGCGCGCATCCTTGCGATAGGGCTTGTCGTTGATAATGGTTTCGGCTGCGTCAGCCATGTGCGGACTCCAAATGCTGTTCGAAAGAGGGGCGCGCGTCGTCGGCCGCGAGGACGGCCTGGCAGAGCGCGTGGATTTCGTGAATGGACGCCATGCCGGCGGCGCGTTCTCCGCCGGCGAGGATGCGCTCGGCGATCGAGCGCGGATCGAGGGACGGGGCGCGCGGGTTCATCCCGAGCGCGCGCAGGCGGGCGATGGCGAGGATCGCCGTCTCGACGCCGTCCATCATCTCGCGGAAGGCGGGACTGCGCCGTCGCGCCTCGACCGTCGCGAAGCACGTCTGCGCTCTGTGCTCGTCCCAGCCGAGCGCCTCGCCGACCTCCGCGAAGGTGAGGCGAGCGAGGCTCGCGCCGAACCAGAAGGCGAGCATGCGCGCCGACAGGACGAGATGGTCGCGCCGATGCGACGAGAGCAGGCCGGGCTCGACCGCGTAATGCGTCGCGCAGCCGGTGATGACGTCTCGCATGATGACGGAGGCGCTCATAGCTCGTCTCCCGGCTCATCCCAGGCGACCTGGAACTCTTCGGCGTCCTCTTTGACGTCGCCGATACGATCCTCGGCCTTGGAGACGATCGACTGGTCGATATCGCCCCAGATCAGCGCGATCTCCGCATAGAGATTCGCGATCTTCTGAAGACGATCGAGCGTCGCCTTCTGCGCCCTCGGCGTCGACCATGTGCGCAGAGGCGCGTTCGCGTTGATGACGATCTCTCTCACGCCGCGCCTCCGTGCATGGTTGCGGCGAGGGCGCGCTCGCGCTCGAAGACGGTGACGAGATCGATGACGCCGCCGGCGCGCACGCCGGCGCGGATCGCCTCGAGCCGCGCGAACTCCTCGCCGAAATCGCGCTTGGTGAACCAGCGGCGCATGACGGCGATCTGCTTCTCGAGCGAGGCGCGCTCCTCGTCGATCGCTGCGCATCGCTGCGCGATGTCCTCGAGCGTCTCGGCGATCCAGGCTGCCTGCTTGGCGGAGAGCGTCGTCTCGCCCCGCGCGGCCTTGCCGCCCATTAGCGAGGCCACGAACAGCAGGTCCGCGGAAAGAGTGGTGCGCTCATACATTCGCGCCTCCCTTGATCCGCGAGTGCGCGCAGCCGGCGCGGCAGGCGTGGAAGAGCGCCGTGCGCGTCGCCGATGTGCCGATGTGCTTCATCTTCTGCTCGGCGAGGCAGCGGTCGCGGCCGATCTCGCCGAGCACTGGGCATTCGACGATCGCGCCCATGAAGGCGCCGCGCACCTTCGCCTCCACCTTGCCCCAGTCGCCCTTGTAGTTGCCGCGGCAGATGGAGGAGACGACGGCAGTGGAATAGTCGATGCGCCTGGCGACAGCCGTCGCGGTCGAGCGATTGGCCTCCTGCGCCAGCGTCTCGATCCAATCGGGCAGAGCGTCGCCGAAAGCCTCGCGCGCATTCTCCAGGAAGTCGACGTCCTTGCGAGACGAAATATTAAGGTTAACGGCGGCGGTCATGAGCGCGCATCCTCTGCGATCGTCTCTCCGACGATGCGGTTCTTGTTGGGATCGAACACGATGGACGCGGAGAACACTTTCGGCGCCTGCGGGCCGGTGTCGGCGGATTTCTGCAGACGGAACGTCCCGGCCTTGGCGCCGGTCTTTCCGCGCATGCCGGGCGGCGCCTTCGCGCCCTTCTTGTAGGGCTCGATGATCGCCACTACGCCCGCCTTCACGAGGCGGCGGACATAGGTCTCCGCCGTGCGCGTCTTGACCGGCGTCTCCTCGGTCGAGGCCGCGACCGCCAGCTCCGAGAGCGTGAAGCTCGGCAGCGTGCGCATGGCGCGCCAGAGCTGCTGCTGGATGCGGCCGCGCTCGCCGGTGAAGCTCTCCCGCCGCACGACGGGCGCTTTGCGCGACGGCTTGGCGATGCGATAGACGTCCGCGATTACATAGCCGTCCTTGCGCTCGCCGATTTTCTTGACGACGCCGTCGCGCAGCAGCGCCTGAACGTAAGTTTTCACGGCCCAATAGGTGACGCCGTCCGAGCTGAGAGAGACGTCGCGGGTCGTGAAGCCCTTGGCGTCCAGCTCCTGCATCACTTTCCAGTAATGCTCGGGGCCGCGCGGCAGGGAGATGTCGATCTGGAAGGGGCGCTGCATCATGCCCTCCCTGCGACGATGCGGAGCCGGCCCGTGCGCGCCTTCGGCGCTTCGCCCGTGTAGATCGCGCCGCCGTAGCCGACCTTGGCAAGCGTCTTCACGCCCGCGTTGCGCGCCCATTCGCGGGCGTGATTGAGCGAGACGACGACACGCCGCGCGCGGCCTGCGCCCTTGATGCGAATTTCGTCCAGCAGATCGTCGTCGATATGGACGCCTGCGAGGAAGATGTCGGCGAGCTTGCGACAGTCCTCGAGGTCACAGGCCTCCGCTCCGAACCAGGAGAGCACGCGATTGTGGACGCGCTCGAAGCGCGCCAGCTTGGTCGGCAGCTCCTCCTCGCCGATGAGCAGCACGGGCACCTGGCTGTGCTCGGCCAGCTCGCGCACGATCTCGATCAAGCCCTTGTCGACGAGCTTGTCGGCCTCGTCGATGAGCAGCGGACGGTCGCGATCTTCGGCCAGCAGCTGAATGGCCAGCTGCACGAGATCGGCGGTGGAGCCGCGTGGCTCGGCTATGCCGCCCTCGTTGAGAATGGCGCGCACGAAGCTCTTGCGGTTCCAGCTCTCACCGACTTCGACGCGGATCGCGCCGGTCTTGTTCTGCACATAGATGCTGGCGTAGCTCTTGCCGTAGCCCGACGGCGCGTGCATGACGCCGAGGTTGGGCAGATGCGGCCCGCGATCCTGCAGCATCTTCACCAGGGTGAAGAAGCCGGCCACGTTCTTCAGCGCGGCGAGGGTCGGCGGTTTGACTAATGGCGTTGCTTCTGACATTTTCTTCTCGCTTCTGGTTTTTGAAATCGGGTCGCCGCTGCAACGGCGGCCCTTTTTCGTTGAGGCCTAACGCAACGCCGCCTCTCCGAAATCCTGATAGAGCTCACGCATGGCTCGATATTCGGGGCCTGTCTGATAGGCGCCGAGCCACATCGCGTCCTCGGTCGAAATCCTCTCGTTGTTGTCGATCCTCGCCTCCAGCTCGAGCGCGCGGCGGAAACGCTGCTGCTTGGTCTCGGGCAGCTGCGTGACGCGTGGCGACGGCGCCATGGGCGCGACGCTCGCCAAATCCTGCTCGATCTCGGTGAGCGTCGCGCGCTGCTCTTGCGTCTGCGGCGCGGGCGCGGGCTGCTCGATCGCCGCTCGGGCGGCTTCCAGTGCGGGCGTTGTGTGTGTCTCCGAGGGGCGCGGGAACTCGACCAGCTTGCCGGCCTCGAGGGCCTTCTTGCGCACGACAACATCGACGAAATAGCGGCTGTGAAACTGCTTCATATCGGCGCGCAAGATGTCGCCGCCTTCCTTCATGTGGCGCTCACGCGCGGCGCGCGCTTCGGCGACAGCGGCTGCAGGATCGACGCCCGCCAGTTCTGGGCAAATCGCCTCGCCGACATATTCGGCGCCGTCTGCCGAGAACAGCCAGGCGTGGCCCATGTCCTCCGGGTCCATGCGCACGAAGACGCGCGTCTCTGGGTCCACAGTGGGCGTGAGGTAATAGGAGCCGTCGACGCGCACGCCCTTCTTAGTGACGACGCGAATTCCATCGCCGCCGGCAGCCGGCGCCAGCAGCAGATCGAGCGCGCGGACGTCGTCTATGCGCTTCACCGCCCCCGCGAAGCTCGCGGCCATCTGGAACGGCGTGGCGCCGCCGATGCCGGAGTGCGGACGCTGCGCATAGCGGCCTGCGAACCAATCGTCGCAATAGCTCTGCAGCTCCTTAGAGGTCAGCTCGACGCAGAAGGCGCCCGCGTCATCCTGGCCGAGACGCGCCGAGAAGGCTCTACGCTCCTCGATCACCTTGCGGTCCTTGACGCTGTGGCCGATGAAGCCCGGCAACAGCGGGCAGAGATCGCGCTGGAATGTGCCGACGGCGCGCTCGATATGGCCCTTCTGTTCAGGAGAGAAGGGCGCGGACAGCTCGACCTCGATCTCCAGCGCCTTGAACAGGCGTTGCGTCGATTTCGCGGTGAAGTCGGAGCCATTGTCCGTCTTCACGCGCTCCGGCACGCCCCAAGCAAGAATGGCGCGGCGCATCAGCAGCGCGACGGCCTCGGCGCGTGGCGTGCGGCTCACATAGACGATGAGGCGACGCGAGAAAATGTCGACGCAGAGATAGACGGAATGACGGCCGTCGACGCAGAGCGCGTCGGCCGGCGAGGCGTCGATCATCCACAGCTCGTTCAACCTATCGACGGCGTGCGAATTCGTGCCGGAGAGGCGATATTTGCTCTTATAGGCGTCCGGATTGGTGATCTTGGTGAGGAGAACCTTGTCCTCATCCTCGATCCGCGCGCGCATGCGCTGCACCGTGCGCAGCGAGACCCCCACATCGGGGAACTTGTCCTCGATCAATTTGAGTAGATGATCGGCCGAAAGATGCGGCTGCTTGGCTATCGCGGCGGTGAGGAACGCGCGCACCTGACCCTCTCCGCCGCGATTCAACGCGCCTCTACCCCTACGCGCGGCGCCGCGATCGACGCCGAGCCCTGAAATTCCTTGGACGCGCTTGGTCGAGCGCCAGCGGGCCAGCGTGCGCTGCGACAGCTTCGGCACGGCGGCGCGCACGCCGGGCTCCACCTCTATGCGGCCGAGATTGTAGAGCGCCGCGAATGTGCGATCGGCCATGTTGCGCGAGAGCGTCGCGTTCCGCGCATAGAGATCGGCGGCGGCGATGAGCGTGAGGCGCGCGTCGCGATTGTCGAGCGCGATGAGCGTGAGCCGCTTCTTGGCCTCCTCGATAGACGCAGCGGCGGCGTCCTCCGGCGCGAGGGCGACATCGCCGATGGCGCGCGCCGCATAGGCCGCGAGCGCCGCCGCCGGCAGCAGGTCGATCGAATATTCGAGGCCTCCGCCCCGGCCCTTGCGCAGACGGACCTTATCCGTGCGCTCGAGCCAGCCCTCGCGCTCGGCGTAGTCACGCCAGCCGCGCTCTGTCTCCGGCAAGCCGGGCAGAGAAAGGGCCGCGAGTTCGGGAGCGGAAAGCCAGTCGCGCATCAGTCTGCCTGCGTTCCGGCGCGCTTCTTCGCCGACATCTCGGCGCCGATCATCTTCAGGAAGGCGACCTTGGTGGGCTTGCTGGCCTTCTCCCAATTTTCGAGTAGAGCGGCGAGGATGCGCGCCTGTGGGTCGACGATCGTCGGCTTTGCGAGACCCGCGGCGATCTTCGCCTGCACGACGCTCTTGGCCTCGCCGGATTTGATGTGTTGCGCGATATCGCGCTGCTGGCTATCGGGCAGCTCCGCGAGCTGGAACAGCTCGTTCTGGTTATTCTCGAGCGGCGTGCCGCGGATCGCGGCAATGGCGTCCTTGTCGAGCCGGCGGGCGAGCATGATCGCCTTCTGGATCGCGCTTTCGGAGTAGCCCGTGCGCTTGGCCGCGTCCTCGGTGAAGCGCTCGGAGAAATCCATTCGGAAAGATTCCGAACTGATCAGCTCCTTGAATTTCGTGCTCTTGCGGTCGCCGCCACGGCTATGCACGCGGCGCATTTCCTCATAGACGGATTTGCGCTCCAGCAGGAACAACGCGCGGTCGAGAGCGTTCAGCTCATTGCGTGCGATATTCTCGTCGATCTCAATGAGGCGCGCCTCCATCGCATCGACGTCGAGGACGCGCACATGCTGATCGACCGCCAGCTCTTTCCATCCGAGCAGTTGCACCGCTGCGGTCCGATGGCCTCCGACGATCAGCACGTAAGGCAAGCCCGGTCCGTCGTCTTCGGACCTCTTGCGAACGAGAACGGGCTGCGACAAGCCGCGCTGCTCGATGGAGGCTGCGATCAGCTCGGCTTCATGCGGATCGACGGGCCGCAGCCGCTTGCTGACGTCTATGTCTTCGATCCGAATTGTCTCTGTCATTTCCGCCTCTGAAAAAGGGCTTCAGCCGAACTCGGGGGGCACTCGGACTCGGAGTTAACCAATCGTTAAGCTGCGGATGGCCGGGGGCTCGACGCGGAGGAGCCGCGCGGGATAGGCTCGGCGTGCGGCCGCGGGCGCGGCAGCGGCGTCTTGGAGATCAGCTTGCCGTCCCCGTCGAACCACTGCGGCCAAATCGTCGATGCCGGCACGCCGAGAAACTCGGCGACCGCCAGATTGGCGCGCGCATGTGGGGAGATCATCGCCCAATACATCGACTGCGGAGCGAGCCCGATGCTCCTGGCGATCGACGCCAGATTCGAGCCCTTCTTGCGCACAGCCGCGAGGATATCGGCGCGGTGCCAGCCTTCGGCCTGCAAATCCTTCGTCTCCAATGCCCGACTCCGTCGGAGTGAACCAACATTGGTTGATATAGGACCCTGCTTGCCGCGAAGTCAACCAATGTTGGTCGTTGTCCGGTGAAAAAGGCAGTGGACCCGCGATTGGTCGAATTCGGCGAGCGCATCACGGCGCTGACCGATCCGTTAGGAAGCATCGCAAAGGCGTCTAAGGAGCTGAAAATTCCGGCAAATACTCTGAGCCGCCTTCGGCGAGGAGAGAATGAGCCGACGCCCGGCGTCCTGTTGGCGCTCGCGGACGGGCTGCACGTCTCGATGGACTATCTGCTCGGCCTATCCGACGAGCCGCTGGCTCTCCCACCCAAGGTTGGTCGGCCGCAGGCCGATCCGCTCGCCTTTGAACGCGTACCAAGGTTGGACGTCCGGGCGGCTGCAGGAGCCGGCTCGATCAACCACATGTTCGCGATCGACGGCGAGCTGCCTTTCCCGCATTGGATGCTGCAGAAGCTCGCTCCTCCAGGTGCAAAGCTCTCGTTTCTCCGCGCCAAGGGCGACAGCATGGAGCCGACCATCGTCGACGGCGCGCTGCTGCTCGTTGCCGACAGCAATGGCGATCTACGCGTCCCGGATCGACCTCCGAAGCCGAAGAACAGGTCGGATGTCCAGGATATCTACGTGTTCCTGCAGGGCGACGATCTGCGCGTGAAGCGGCTTCGCAAGTCGAAGCAGGGCGCGATCTTCATCATGAGCGACAATCCGGCCTATGAGCCGGAAGTGCTTTTGAAAGACGATTTGAAGCGGTTCAAACTCTGCGGCCGGGTGATATGGTGGGATAATCGGTTATGACAATCTCGACTCGCTCCCTCTTGATCCTCGGATTGATTATCGCTGTGCCGAGTTTCTCCGGCGCTGAAGATCGATCGCGTTGGAAAGCCGAGAAATTGGCTCCGATCGAGCAGCGGCAATGGATAGCGGCGCTAAAAGCTCATCGGACGAGAGACGGCTCTACTGTGCTAGAGGCCCTTCGGTTTGTCGAACAAATGCGACCGAGGGCTTTCAAGATCGGCGCCTTCGACATCGGCTACAATGGAGCCTCCGGCTTGGCCGACAGCGTCGGGGTCGGCTACTACATCGGCCTAAAACGAGCCCCGGTCGACGAGTTCTCTGCGTATTTTCTGGTCAGGCGCGCCGATGGCAAAATTTCTCTCTCTCTCGTCAATAACGACAGCGGCTTTCAGACAGCTGCAGAGGCGATCGAAGGCGGCCGCGACGGGCTGCTGCGTTTCGTCGACGAAGAGTACGGACGCCATTGCCTCGATGCTCAAACGCGGCAGCCTATTTGTTAGTGTCATATTGCTCGCGATGCTAGCGACGAATGCTTTCGGCCAAAGCTGCTCCGGCTGCGGCTGTAAGGGCGGTCCCGGCTATCGCAACCCCGCTACCGGACACTGCGTCGGCTGGCGTGCTCTGGCCCGCCAGTGCGGCAATCCACCCGCGTCTCGCTGCCAATACGAGGGCGCCCCAAAGGCCACTGCCGGCGGAAAACCAGTTCCGAGTTCACAGGATCGGTAGACTATGGCCCCGAGTCGATCACTGCCTAGAGTTCGTTGGGCTTCGCCTCGATTATCGTCGGCGCGCCGGCTGGCGCCCTCGGTTCCGAGTTCTGGCTGTCCGGCGATCGGTGCGCCCCCGAATATCAATGGTTTCGCTCGCCGGCGCGGCCCGATTGCCGCCGTCTCAGTGCCATTTGATTTGTCGCGGCTCTTCGGCTCTCATGCAGCCCGCGTCGCCCGCAGTCGCCCGGTTTCTCTGGCGTTTTCCCATTTGTCCCCGGTCGATCCCACCTAATCCCGCCTGTGCCATATGATCTGTCGTTTCACACTCGCCGCCACATCCGCCGGCCTGCGCTGGTCGCTCGCCGAATGGCGCCTGCTGAAAATCCCCCTGCCGCGCGCGACACGGCCGCGGATCGAATGTTTCGAGAGCGACGAGGGCGAGCGCTTCGCCTTCGACATAGACGTCGCCTTTCCGATCGTCGGCCATGTCGTGCATTACAAGGGCTCGCTGACGGAGACGCCGCAGGACGCGCCGATCTTCGTCTATGACGGCGTCTGCGCCCTCTGCGACTGGACTGTTCGCTATGTCATCGCGCATGAGATCACGCCGTCGATCCGCTTCGTCGCGATACAGTCCGAGGAAGGGCGCGCGCTGGCGCGAGAAGCCGATATCGACCCGGAGGCGCCCGAGAGCTTCCTCTTTATCGAGAACGGCCGCCTGATGAAGGATTCCGAGGCGCTGTTCGCGCTCGGCCGCCAGTTGCGCGGGCCCGCGCGCGCCGCCCCTCTCGCGCGACTATTGCCGCGCTTCGTCGCCGATGCGCTCTATCGCCTCGTCGCGCGCAACCGCTATCGCTGGTTCGGTCGAAAAACTGCATGCGCTCTCCCCGAAGCCTCGCGAGCTAAGCCCTATGACCACGCATTTCCGATCGATCGTCGAGCCGATTGAACGATCTTCGTCTTCTGGGAATCGCACCGACCACGGATTGCGTCGCGCGCTAACATGCTACAAATGCGCATGAAACCACTCGTCCAACATAGCCGGAGGTGATGCGGGGCCAACGACTTGCGCATTCTGGCTCCCCGGGGCGGCGTCATGAACGGAGACGGCGCGCGAAGCCGGGACGCCGAAGCCGCCTCGCGCGAGAAAGCGGAGGCCGGCACGGAGCTACTGAGCGTCCGGGTGCGCGGATCACGCGCGCCGCGCCGCGCCTCGCCCCACAAGCCATAGAGCGCCGTCGCGCCGGAGTGCAGGACCCGCTGATCCTGTGCGCGTGTCCCCCGCCTGGTTCGCGGCCGGCGTCTTCGCGGGGCTCCCCGTCGACTATGACGAGGGCGGCGCCCCGACTTTGGCGGGACGCCGCCCAGACGGCGTCCGCGTGCCGGTCGCCGGAATGAGCAGGCGCGCGTGAGCAAGTGTCGCTG